CCTTGTTCGAGTTCATCGTGCCTGCGGGCGGCATGATCTTCACCGGCACCAGCGACCACTTCAGCGCTGGCGTGGCGGCGACCGCGCCGAGCGCGCTGCGCATCTTCAACGGTGTCACGCAGGTCGGCACGATCACCTTCACCGGCACGGCTGGCGTCATCTCGTGGAGTGATTCAACCTTCGCGGAGGGAGACCTATTCGGCCTCTATCCACCGACCTCGGTGGACCCGACGCTCGACCGGGTCAGGATCACGCTAGGGACCGATTGATGAACACAGAAGCACCAGCACAGGCACAGGCGCAAGGGCGCTACGAGCCGAGCCTGACGGTGACACTCCTGCCGCGCTGTCCCAACCCCGACTGCCCCGATCCGATCCACCCGCTCGCCCGCGAGGAGCGGACGACGCATCCATCAGTCTGCCCCGGCTGCGGAGGCCCGGCCGCCGAGCCACGGACGCAGGACGCGGAAACGGTTGCCTCCTTCATGGGAGACGAGGCATGAAGCTGGAGGGCAAGGTTCATTCGGCGGTTGTCGATCATGCCGAGGTCGAGGCCACGGTCAACGGCAAGAAGCGCAACGTGCTGGCCGAGGTGCTGACGGTCGAGATCGTCATCGACGGCAAGGGCAAGACCTTCCACTTCGATGACGTCGAGGCGGCACAGGAAATCTTCAAGCCGGGCAAGAAGGTCGGCATCACATTCGCGGGAGTGAAGTGAGATGGCGGTAGCCTTCGTCAACGGTGGACCCGCCATCGTCACCAACCGCATGATCGCTGGCGGTACTGCGCCGAAGAACATCGGGTGGGGCACCGGGGCGACCGGCGCTGCGGTCGGCGACAGCGCGCTCCAGACCGAGGCCGCCCCAACGACTGGCGGCGGCCGCACGGTCGGCACCGAGGCGCGCACGACGATCACGCAGACCAACGACAACTATCAGGTGACGGGCACGGTCACGGCCGGATCATCGCTGGCCATTACTGAGGCTGGTCTGTTCGATGCGGTTTCGGCGGGCAACATGCTGATCCGGGGCACCTTCGCGGCGGTGAACGTCGTCTCGGGTGACAGCATCGCTTTCACCTTCGGCCTCAAGTTCGTGCCTGCGGTAGTCTAGTGTGGCAGACACCAAGGTCAGCGCCCTCACAGCGGTAACGGCTCCAGCTACCTCCGACGAATTTCCTGTCAATCAGGGTGGGGTGAGTAAGCGGGTTACGCTCGCCACCCTCATTTCATTTTTCCAAGGGCTGCTGTCGGGCAACAGCGGATCAGGCAATATCGCGGCCGGGGCCGAGTTGTGGCAAGTGCTGACAGCGAACGCGGCCGCCAACTCGACGACCACAATGGCGGCGGTGATGACCACAACCAGCCTTCCGGCTGGCACCTACTTCTTCCGCTACGACATAATTGCGCAGTCGGCCGCGACGACGACGGCGCATAAGTTCGCGGTGAACGCGGCTGGCACCATCACCCGCATTCTCTACCACCTGTTCTTCCCGTCGCAGGGCGTGACGGCAGCAACCGGCGTCGTCGACCAAGAGGTCAACACGACGACTGGCAATGTTTGGGCGCATGAGAGCACACGCATCAACAACACCGCGCTCGGCCCGGCGACGGACGTCGACACCGCCAATGCTGACGTTCATTATGTGATCGAGGGCATCCTCGTCACCACGACCAGCGGCAACCTCGTGCTGAACCACGCCTCGGAAGTGGCGGCGTCGTCACAGGTCATGGCGGGAACACAGTTGTACCTCAAACGGCTGGCGTAAATGGCCGACAAATATCTCCTAGAAGATGGGAGTGGTGGCTACCTGCTGGAGGACGGCAGCGGCTATTATCTTCTCGACAATCTCGCGATCGTCAACAATGCGAACACGACCGTTTCGTATCTCGGCGGCAACCAGTTCGAGGTCGTAAAATCCGGGGGGACGGGTGGATCGTTTGACGCCGACGCGGTTTCCACGGCGACGATCGACGCTACTGGCGGAAAACTCGAAGTCATCGTCGACTACATTAGCGGGACTGTCCTCGCCGGGATCAATGCCAGCGACCCGACGCTGAGCAGCAGCTACGTCGGATCGACCACGATCTTCATCGACGGGACCAGCGCCTACCTTTTTGACCGCTTTGGCAATCAGATCGGCGTCGGGCACAGCATCACCGGCAAGCCATATGGGAAGCTGGTCTACGACGCGGCGACAGACACGGCGAGCATCTACCTCAGTGCAGACCGGGCGGCGTGGGGCAGCGCGCTCGAAAGCGTGGTGGTGGGGCTTGGGACCACCGTCTTCTACTTCGATAGTTCGCTCGGTGCCGCGAGCAGCACCTTCGACGTCGTTTTCCAGAAGGTCACGGCGCAGACGTTCAACGTGACCATCCAAGGGCAATCGACACCCTCGCCATCGTTGGGGAAGTCTACCGGGAAGTCGCTGATGACGGCCACGACGCCATCACCCGCCTTGGCCCGAAGGACAGGTAAGTCGCTGCTGACCGCGAGCACTCCTGCGCCCTCTTTGGCCAAGGCCGTCGCCAAGGCCCTCAAAACCGCCACGACGCCCGCTCCGTCGCTGTCGCGGCAGGCTGGTAAGCCGGTGAGGGGGCAGTCTACTCCAGCGCCGTCTCTGGCAGTCTCACGGCAGTTCTCAAAGCCCCTGCAGGGCCAGACAACGCCATCACCATCCTTAAGCAGGTCGACCGCCAAAGCGTTGCGGACGACCACCACTCCATCGCCGTCTCTTATTCGTACCATCGCCAAAGCGTTGCTTGCGACCACCGCTCCCACTCCCTCACTCGTCAGGACGACAGGAAAGGCCGTCAGGACGGCCACGACGCCAACGCCATCCCTTGCCACGCTTCGGCAATATAATGTCGTCCTGCAGGCCATTGCCGGAGCCTCGGGGGCCGTTTCGGTCGGACCCAAGGTGACGGTCTTCTTCCGCAGGTGATTCAATGGCGATGGGGGCCGGACCATAGGAGGGCCACATGGACACTGTCTCTAAGCTCGCGATCTGGAACCGCGCCCTCGGCCGGATCAAGGCCGGGCAGGTCACGGACCCTGACGAGAACAGCCTCGAAGCGCGTGAGTGTCGCCGCTACTACCCGGCAATCATCTCCTCGATGCTCGAAGGGCCGAACGACTGGAGCTTCGCGATCCAGCGCGTCTTCCTCGCCGCGAAGACCAACGACCGCGACGTCGAGTGGGCGTTCGCCTACGCCCTGCCGTCGAACATGGGACAGGCGATCCGCATCCTGCCGGACATGGCTGCGCTCGGCCTGTCCCTCCCCGTGCCGCTCCCCGGCCAGCCGTACGCCGAGATATGGGCCAGCCTCAACCTGCCGGGCCTCGAAGCGCAGTACATCATCGAGGGATCGACGCTCTACACCAATATCCAGAATGCCGCGCTCGACTACGTCGTCAATGATATCGAGGGCATCCAGATCGGGATGCTCACCTCGCTCGCGATCGAGATCGAGCTTGCCGCCGCGCTCGCCGTGCCGGTCAAGGGAGACCGCCAGCGCGAGCAGCAGTTGATCCCGCTGGCCGAGGCTGCATGGCAGCGGGCGATAGCCGAGGACCGCAACCGGCAGCCCGAGGAAAACCGCTACGTTTCGGAGAGCATGATCGCCCGCCACGGCGGCCTGCCGGAACTCTGACATGGCCGGTTACCGGGCGGCCCTGCTCAACTTCAGCAAGGGGGAGATCAGCCCCGAGCTTGAGAGCCGGTTCGATCTCCCGGCCTATCAGGCTGCGGCCCGGCGCGCGCGAAACGTCAAGATCAGGCGCACGGGCGGCCTCTCGAAGCGCATGGGCACCCGCTTCGTCATCGAGGCCAAGGGCGCGGACGCGCGGCTCGTGCCGTTCCAGTTCAGCGACGAGCAGGCCTACGCGCTGGAGATGGGGCAGGGAGACCTCCGGCCGCTGGCGCTCGGCGGCGCGGTGCTGGAGGACGGCCTCAAGATCACCGCGATCACCAAGGCTGCGAACGCGCAGATCACGGCCTCCTTCCACGGCTACAGTGTCGGCGACCAGCTTTGGTTCGAAGGCATCACCGGGATGGTGGAGATCAACAATCGCATGGGTACAGTGCTGACGACGCCCACGGCCAACACCTTCACGGTCGATATCGACACCACCGGCTTCTCGACGTTCGTCAGCGACACGGGCACGGTCAATCCCGGCCCGCCGCCGCCGCCCCCGGCCGATCCGGTGGTTCCGCCGCCGCTCGACCCGCCGCCGCCGCCTCCGGTCGGCTCCGGCTCGACTGGTGGCTATGAGCAAGACCCGGTCACTGGAGCCTCGTCCTCGCGGCTGCGCACGCCGACGGGCTCGCGCTCGGCCCCGGTGCTGTCGTCGCGTCCGCTGCCGCTGCCCGACCCGCCGCGCGTGGTCTCGCCGCTGGCCAACCAAGCGCTGGGAACCAAGGTGGACCCGGTGCCGGACAAGATCGCCGCCGCCATCGCCGGCGCCACCGCGCTGGTGGGCGGCCCGCTGTTCGCCCAGTCGGGGCCATACCCCAACCACCCGATCCGCCTCGTGGTGCCTTTCCCCGCGAGCGGCGCGACGGACATCTTCGCGCGCGCGCTGTCGACCAAGCTCGGCGAGCACCTTGGCGCGGCGCTCGTCGTGGAGAACCGTCCCGGCGCGGGCG